CCAAAAGGTCGCGGATATTGTGCGCATTGTGTCAATATCGGAACCGTAAAAAAAGGCACCGACAATAAAAAATGGATCGTCAAAAAACGATCCACCGGATCTAAATATTGGGCTAAATATCAATCAAAATAATACGTCCCTCATATTAATTATAAGAATCACTCATATTCGTAAATTCAGCAATGCTGTTATTCATAGAATCCGAACAATCTGCTTCAGTATTATTGTATTTTGTACAATTCGCACAAGATTCTGTGTTTTCGATATCGGCGTCGCCGTCATACATTGAAATATGACAAGTAATGGGTTCTTGATGATTTACTTGAATTATAGATGGTCTTTTGATATAAGAAACAGATGCACATATAATTGCGATATTTGCACCTATTTGAATTACATTTTTAATAAATTGCATAGTATTCATTATAAAGTGTGTATTTTATAATGAACAAAAAATCCGCAGCAAAGGCAAATATAAGATCTAAATTAGCAGAAGCCAAAAATATAAAGGTGGAAATTGATCGTATGCGTAAAGTTTTACGGGATTTAAATAAAAAACGGAATGCGCTGACCACCGAGGTAATAACTATTATGAATGATAATGAAATTGAAAAAGTAGAATTCGATGGCAAGGAATATAAGGCTACTGACAATATCACATATGCGCGGAAGACAGACCAGAAGAAAAAAGAAGGAATACGGGATTATTTGTATAAAAAAGGAATATATGGATTGGAAGCTGACGAAATGTGTGATGATTTGGGAGGAATTATTAAAGGACGCGAGAAAATAAAGAAAAAACTAGATAATCACTGAGCGCAGTGAATCACTGCGCCCATACTAAAGAAATGATAATTGTAATGGGTCGTAGATCTAGCCACAATCGTAGTTTTCACCGCCGTCATAGAAATGATAATGTATATTATTCGGCGAATGTAAACTTGACACCATATTATCCGGTAAGTAGATCGGCTACTGCTGTGAATGCGCCGGTATACACCGGATCTGCGAATGTGGAAACTCGTCCACAGCCACTTCTTCGGTCGTTTTCTGCAGCATCTGGTGCTGGTAGTAATGTATCGGTGCCAGTTCAACGTAATCGTCCTGTATGGCAGCAAAAACAGCGTCGTGGGCGTCCTCAACCTGTAAACCGGAGCACGACGACGGCGACAACGACGGAAACACAGGATCCGGCTTCACTCGTGTTACCTCTGAAATTCACTAAATCTCTGCGTGTTGGTATTGATTATCGTGGATCTCAACATGAATTGTTTGGATGCATTAACGACGTTACTGTATTTGGTGAAAAATTCGCAGCATTGGGTGGAGAATTCGGCGAAGAGCGAATTCTGACTGATGATACGCCGACGAAACCCAATCGTGCTGAACTTCTTGAGGCAATGAAATGGTTGGTAGCTGATGCAAAGTATGGTGATACTTTATTCTTTCAATATTCTGGACATGGAGCTTATCAAAATTCAACTGATTCTGGCGAATCAGACCATCAGGACGAAACTTTGATCCCGTTGGATGTCGAAACGGCCGGTATGATTCCCGATAATGAAATTTACAACACATTATTTGCGAATTTGCCTGCAGGTGTAGATTTTTTCTTCTTTTGTGACTGTTGCCACAGTGGAACCATGTGTGATTTAGGATATCAGCTACAACTTACTGATAATTCGGTTCCTAACTACGGATTGCCATGGAGTACTGAAGTATTGGTAGCAGATTACACGAAAAATGCCCAATACTATTATTATGTGTATCGTATTCCCGATTTTGATGCATACATTCGGTATTTGCAGTATTATTACGGAGGTACGACGACATATGATTCGAGTGCTGGAAAGGTAATTGGAGAGATGCGGGCAGTTCGCGAGGACAATTGTTCGGCGAATGTGGTGAGTTTTTCTGGATGCAGGGACGATCAGACATCGCAGGAGAAAAATGGACAAGGAGCAATGACCTTGGCATTTTTGGCAAATCTGGAGAAAGCGATTACAGAACCAGTTTCGGTTATTACATTTTTACAAAATGTACGGAATGATCTATCGAGCGAAGGATTCGTTCAAAAACCACAATTATGTGCGAGCTTCCCATTGTCATCTACTGCATTGATGAAATGGGGTTAATGAGCGCGCTCAGTGACTCGATAGGGAGCGTACGCTCCCTATCTTCATGAGTAAAACAGCGTACGCTGATTTATTGAGTTCATATAAAAATAATTAATACATAAATCACAATAATTTATGTATTTATCAACAACATAAAAATAATAATATAATATTAACTTTATTAAATGTTTTATACATCTCACTATGTTTTGATATTTTTCTAATGTGAGATAAATATATTTTTTCGTATTTCTAAATTACTAGTACCAAAAGAATTTGTATAAATTACTAACAAAAGTACTGTGGATGTCGCTCGCAAAATTCATACCATTGAACTCGCGCGCTTAAGAAAAGGCAATTAAACTTGTCACCTTTCGGAATTACACATTTTACCTTGTCTTCCATGTCCCAATCTTCGGTGGAATACTCGCCGGTTCCAACATCAATTGCAAAAGCCGATATATTCTTGTCTGTATTAATTACATGAATTGCCTTGATTGGAACATTATTGTGCAACAGAATACGACCAATTATATTACTAGTTTTTTTGTCAAACTTCGTTGACTTTACAATAAATACTTTGTTGATTTTTCCTTTTACGTCCGTGACTGCAGTATGCATATGAATTGGACCCATAATAGCATCTACATGTACTACTGTGGCCCGAGTGTCTGTAACAATACATACAATGATGCATGGGCCGGCACCAAAAGTACCAATTTTCCCACTTGTCACCCAGACTACGCCGCCTTCTTGGACAGATGCTTGGGGAACTACAGTATCAATGCCGCGCATTTTAGATTATACTTAATCAAGTGTACAAACTATAGAAGAACTGAATTGTTGATGGAAATTCCCAGAAAAATCACTTTTACTGGGATCGTTCAGATCCATCCACATTTAATAATTAAAATTATTTGAATTATTAAAATTATGACGTTTATGATTGAATAGCAGCCATACAAAGTTCAGGTGTATCATTACATAAACTAAACTGTATAACTATATTTGTCAACAACATAAACAACCGCGATACCTATTATTATGATTGCTACGTATTTTTGAAATCCAGAATGTTTATTGGGAATAATTGGTCAAATATCAATTATAAACATCTAGTCGACCAATTAATAACCAATGCATATGAAACAGTATCCAATGAATATTGTGACAATGATAATGTAGAAAAATTTATGAAGATTGGAGACAGACTGAAGTTCGAAGAAGTAATGGAATTGCGAGAATTTGATAATTGTAAAAATTCACCGGAATGGAATGTATTTGTTGCAGAAACCCAGTATTTACTTGAAAATGGTGGGACACTTGTACTATTTAAATTGAAACCCAAATGCTAATCATGTCACAGGGCAGTGATAAAGTGAAAAATGTCATATATCCAGCTAATAAAATAGTATGTTATCATCCCAAGAATGCTTTATGCCCAAATTTCTCCAATACTCCATCGAGAAATCAACAAGAACAGTTCCGGTATCCGAGTTTAATGTTCTTGAGGCACAATTGGCGGAAAGTAAGAATCGTCTCGACAAATATCATGATGGTACAAAGAAAGAACAAGAAGCAATTACGAAAGCACTCCGATCATTTGATTATTTTGGGTCCATAAAAAAGGAATTGAAGAAAGATGGGATTGAAGCTCCCACCAATGCATTTATGAAAATGTACGAAATGGTTGTTCGTCTCAATCTTGTTGAAAAAATTACAACCGACAACAAGCTGCGGGTTTTTTGTAATGCTGAATTGCCGGGGGCATTTGTTTCGGCACTCAATCAAGCAACCTATGACAAGAATCCATCTATCAAATTTGAATGGGTTGCGTCGTCATTGTACCCCGAACATATCAATACAACAGGTATATTGGGTGATACCTATAATATTTTGGCCAATAATCCAGCCAATTGGATCATGTCGGCTGATATGCGTGGCGATGTTACAAAATTGGCAGACGTTTACAAATTGGCAGAAGCAGCAAAATCGAAATTGGGAGGTTCTGTTGATCTGTACACATCGGATGCAGGGATTGATGTTTCGAGTGATTATTCTCGTCAGGAAGAATTGACCGAAAAGATTCACATTGGTCAAACTTTTACGGGTTTTTTGTGCTTACGCCCCGGTGGTACATTGATTGTCAAGACATTCACGTTTTATCGTCCTCAAAGTTTGGCTCTTTTGGGCATTTTGGCGCAATTGTTTACAAAAGTATCAATAGTAAAGCCTGAAACATCGCGTCCTGCAAATTCTGAGACTTATATCATCGGGGAAATCTACCTTGGTCTCGACGGCACAGATTTTGAGCAAAAGTTCAAAGATTACCTTGATTCTTCAAAAAATACACCCCTTCCATCAATTCCTGTGAAATTTACAGAATCAGTACACGCAGCGGCGCTCAAAATCCATAACAACTATCAGATTTCATGGTTAAATTGCGTTGTTGATACTTGTAAACTATTTTTGGGTACACAAGATACCCAAATCAAGAAATTCAATCACACAAATCACAAAGTCGGGAATGCCGTTCGATTTCAATGGCTTAATCTTGTTAAAATCCCCTCCAAGTTGCCAGAATCAAGGTCTCTGACGAAACCTCCTCACACATAAAGTGAAAAATCTGACAACTTCCACCCAGTCTTTAATCTTTCGACATACTAATATGTCGCCGTCTACATCTACACCCAATTCGAAGTCGTCTCTCGACTCGCACCTGTCAGAATTAGACAGTGCTATTCAAAAATACCAAAAAACCCCAAATATTGAGATGGAAGCTCGTTTTACACCCAAAATCATCGACAATCGACTTTTCCATACATTGCTTGGTTATTTTGAAGCCAGTAGTGAGATTTATTCGCTTGTTCTTAGCGATATTACACGATTTACAAACTCTCAACTTCAAACAACCGCCCCTATTGGCCCAGAAGTCATCAATGATTACAGTTGGACCCCGGGGAATGTCCGTGTGACAGATATTTATCGCAATGGTCCCAAATTGATTGTTCAGAAGGAAAAGTTGGAAGCAATTGATATTCCTAATTTCTTTGTGCGGTTTGGATTTGCGACTGAGAAGCCGCTTGGTGCTATTCAGAATGTTCCGGTTGATGCAACAGATGAATCTGTTATTTATGGGAATGTACCGCCACTTTCTGGAAAGATCCGCCAAGCACATCGTGTGAAGCGCCGTTGGTCGTTTATTTTGAAGATTGATGACAAGAATCATCCTCTTTACAATTATCGGATCGATTTGACGCATGTGACGGGATGGTTTAACAACGAACGTGACCGTAAGATCAATGTCAACTCTTATGAAGTGGAGCTCGAGGTTTTGGACGTGAAAAAGATGAAAAATGCGGTTCAGCTGTGGCGAGGCATTGAATTTATGCTGAAAATGATCCAACAGACTCCATTTCCAGTGTCCCATGATACTTTGGATAACGTTTCGCGTGATATTGTGCGTCTTATGCGGGATCGTGGCCGTCAATTCACAAATATTAACAAACCGACGAATTTGAAGCTACCCACTTTGGTGGAAAGTGCCAAAAACATTGCAATCACGGACAAGGCTGATGGTGAGCGTCGTCTTTTATATATTTGTGGAGATTCTGTGTATTTGTATTTTTATACGAGTGGCGTCACCCGGTATCTCAAGGGTGTTGATGACGAGAATGCGGACATTTCCCCCGAATATGCTGATTATATTATTGAAACCACAAAAACACAAAAATTCCAGAAAACACTCCTTGATGTCGAATATGTCAAGATTGGTAATTTGCGTCATTGTCTTGTATTTGACGTGCTGGCATTCAAAGGTCGGGATGTGAGGCGCGAGTCATTTGAAAAGCGGTACCAACTTCTTTGCGACAATTTCGAGAATTTCCATTCGTTGATTAGTGTCAAGAAATTCTGGATGCCAGGATCGCTCAAAGAGAAAGGAAACGATTTCTATGCGCGGATTTCACACATGTTTGATGTTGTGATTCCGGAGCGTGAGAAAATTGTGGGTAATGATGGTATTATTATGAATAATATCAAACATGATTACAATGGCGCCGTTTATAAATGGAAACCCATCGAACTTCTTACAATTGATTTCATGGTGAGGCGTATGAATGAGAAACCTGATGCTCGGGGAACTTATGTTTATCAATTGTACTCAAAGGGTGCTGATCAAAAAATGTACTTATTTGTAGGTGACAAAATGCACAGTTATGATGGAATTATGAAAACGTCTGCTGTGTACAACAGCGGTCAGATTGTTGAATTTCAGTGGGAGCCTCTTCTTGGTTCTTTCAAGCCTCTGAGGGTTCGATTGGATCGCGATCAGCCTAATAACATGCGTACTGCATTGTCTATTTGGGCAGATATTCAGAATCCCATTACAGAAGAAGTTGTTCGGGGTGAAGGACTCGTTTTGATGCGCAAACATCAAAATATGGTGAAACATCGCATGCTTAACGACAATTGTTCGAGTTCTGTACTTCTAGATATTGGTAGTGGACGTGGGGGGGACCTTCACAAATGGAAATCGGCAAATGTTCAGGCTTCAAAGGTTATTGCTGTTGAACCCAATATTGACAATATGGCGGAATTTCGGTTGCGGTTGAGCGAATCTAATTATGAATCGATTGATCCTGATGCAGTAGTTCCAGTATATCGCTCTACTGACAAGGGAACTTCGACTGAAGTTCATCTGTTAAACTTGCAAGGACAGGATTCTACGAACATCGGGGCATATTTGAGCGAGATTCGGCGTAGGTATGTCAATTGCGTCGTTATGTTCAATTCGTTGACGTTTTTCTTTGAAAGCGAAGCTATGCTGGATGCTATTGTCGATACAATTAGTAATTCGCTGGCTCCTGGAGGTCAATTCATTGGAATGGTAATGGATGGGAAAAAGGTCAGGAATGCTTTTAGGAAAACCGCGAAAATTGCAAAAAAGGGACAAAAATTGCGGTATACTGATAAGAAAATGTGGTCTATTGTCGAATTGTCCAAAAATGACACACCATACGGAAACAAAGTAATGATTGATATCAAGGATTCTATTGTTGACAATCAAACCGAATACTTGGTTGACCTCAATACATTGACAGCAAAACTGCAAGCAAAGGGATTTGATGCTCCGAAACTTGTTAACCTGAACAATGCCAATTTACCATTGCGCCAAGAAAAACTCAATGATTTGTATACAGGATTTGTTTACAAGAAAAAACGGACAACGAGTGGCGAAACCGCAGCAACGGTTGCCACAAGGACCATTGTTCTAGAAGTGCCTGAGCGCGAGTTGATGTATCCATGGGCTGTTGAAGACAATGACGATAGTGACATTGAACTCAGTGACTCAGACACCGATGGAACTGAAGTCAACGACAAAAATAACGTAGAAACTGTACTTAAAATGGTCCAGACGATTTCAAAAGGGAAGGAAAAGGCCAGTCCTAGTCCCGTTTCGGTGAAATCAGAGGATATGGCGATTCAGCAGCTTGAATCCGAATTTGAAAAATTGAATTTGGATGAAACCGCGGTGGTTGCAGCAGTTCCTATTGTTTCTGCAGTGGAGGCTGCCAACATTGCATCTACTTCGACAGCTCCTCCGAAAATTGTACAAACCTCGACACCGACAAAGGTTGATAATTGTATTAAATGTGTCATTTCTGACAATACTGCAGGATTTGATCCAAAAACAGAAAAATGTGTAGAAAAACAAAAATGTGCGGCGATCACACTAAAGAACACACAGTGCAAGTACAATGCTAGGCCAGGAATGAAATATTGTTCTCGCCATAAGAGTCAAGAATCATAGATATCGATACAAAAAATAATTTAATATAGTCACTTTAATAAACTATATTAAATCCGAACTCATAAATATACATTGTATATAAAGTGATTTGATACTAGAAAATATATATATATCACTATACCATGTTTACAAGTTTAGTTAACGAGGACGAAACGCTTTGTTATGGATATAAAGCGTTTGAAAACAATTTAACTTGTAGAAATTATCGATATCGTACTGGTAAAACACATAAGTATAAAGGGTTTACCAGTTTAGTTAACGAGGACGAAACGCTTTGTCATGGATATAAAGCGTTTAACTCCGATTTAACTTGTAGAAATTATCGATATCGTACTGGTAAAACACATAAGTATAAAGGTAAAATCGAAATGTGTAAATCAGGATTCCATTTTTGTAGAAAATTAGTGGATGTACTGAATTATTATAATTTTATTGCATGTCCAAAAATTCGAGTATTCAAAGTAAAAGCTAGTGGAACTATTATTCATGAAGATGATAAATCTGTGACTAATAATCTTACTCTTCTTGAAGAAATTAATAGACTTCAAATCCCTGAAGTTTGTGATATTGTTGTGACACAAGATGGATGGTCATTAGCATATGTGAACACACAGACCCCTGAACTGTGTATGGCTGCTGTGAAACGAAATGGAGATGCATTAGAATATGTGGAACATCAAACCCCTGAACTGTGCATTGCTGCTGTGAAACAAGATGGAAGATGGTTACAATATGTGAAACGTCAAACCCCTGAAATTTGTATGGCTGCTGTGACACAAGATGGATGGTCATTAGCATATGTGAACACACAGACCCCTGAACTATGTATGGCTGCTGTTAAACGAAATGGACTCGCATTATGTTATGTGAAACATCAAACCCCTGAACTGTGCATGGCTGCTGTGATACAAAATGGTAGATCATTATGTTATGTGAAAGTACAAACCCCGGAAATTTTTACGGTTGCTGTGAAACAAAAAGGATGGTCATTAAAATTTGTGAAAACACAGACACATGAACTGTGTATGGCTGCTGTTAAACGAGATGGAAAATCATTACAATATGTGAAACATCAAACCCCTGAAATTTGTATGGCTGCTGTTAAACGAGATGGAAAATCATTAAAATTTGTGGAACATCAAACCCCTGAAATTTGTATGGCTGCTGTGAAACAAGATGGAAAATCATTAAAATTTGTGAACACACAGACCCCTGAACTGTGTATGGCTGCTGTGAAACGAAATGGAGATGCATTAAAATTTGTGAACATACAGACCCCAGAACTTTGCATGGCTGCTGTGAAACGAAATGGAGATGCATTAAAATTTGTGAACATACAGACCCCTGAACTTTGCATGGCTGCTGTTACACAAAATGGAAGATTGTTTGAATTTGTGAAACGTCAAACCCCAGAAATCTGTATGGCTGCTGTGACAAGATATGGATATTTATTACGATATGTGAACACACAGACACCTGAACTTTGTATGGCTGCTGTTACACGAGATGGAGATACATTAGAATATGTGAAAGTCCAGACCCCAGAACTTTGTATGGCTGCTGTTACACATGATGGATGGTATGGACATGCATTAAAATTTGTGAAAGTCCAGACCCCAGAACTTTGTATGGCTGCTGTTACACAAAATGGACGCGCATTAGAATTTGTGGAACATCAAACCCCAGAACTTTGTATGGCTGCTGTGACACAAAATGGAAGATCATTACAATTTGTGAAATCTCAGACACCTGAAATTTGTATGGCTGCTGTGAAACAAGATGGATGGTCATTACATTTTGTGAAAACACAGAACAATGAACTTTGTATGGCTGCTGTGACACAATATGGAGATGCATTATCAGATGTGAAAAATCAGACTCCAGAAATTTGTATGGCTGCTGTGACAGATAATGGAAATGCATTATCATATGTGAAACATCAGACCCCTGAACTTTGTATGGCTGCTGTGAAACAAGATGGAACCTCATTATCATATGTGAAAGTCCAGACCCCTGAACTTTGTATGGCTGCTGTGACAGATAATGGAAATGCATTAAAATTTGTGAAAGTCCAAACCCCTGAAATTTGTATGGCTGCTGTGAAACAAGATGGATGGTCATTACATTTTGTGAAAACACAGACACCTGAAATTTGTATGGCTGCTGTGAAACAATATGGACGCGCATTAGAATTTGTGGAACATCAAACCCCAGAACTTTGTATGGCTGCTGTGACACAAAATGGAGATGCATTACAATTTGTGAACATACAGACCCCTGAACTTTGCATGGCTGCAGTTACACAAAATGGAACATCATTACAATATGTGAAAGTCCAAACCCCTGAAATCTGTATGGTTGCGGTGAAACAACAACATGGACGCGCATTATCATATGTGAAGTTTCAGACACCTGAAATTTGTATGGCTGCTGTTACACATGATGGAAGATCATTAGAATTTGTGAAACATCAAACCCCTGAAATTTGTATGGCTGCTGTGAAACAAAATGGAACCTCATTATATTATGTGGAAAAACAAACCCCGGAACTGCGTATGGCTGCTGTATGAGTCAGACTCAATTATTTCAAACATCATAAAGTTCAATTCGGTTAATTATGAACGTGAAATCACTGTATTTGTATATTATTTAAGATACAAATATATACAAAGTATGTACGTAATTAACTGAGTTGGCCTATAATAATTGACGTATATTTACAACAACTGCACTTATATTATCTTGACTTTTTTTCTCAATGGCAGTTTCAACGATGTTTTTTGCTCCGAATTTTACCCCTATATCATATATTTTTCGCATTGTAAATTCTGGACAGTCATATAATTGTGGTTCGTATACACCATCACTCATCATTACGACAGGACCTCTTAAATCTGATATATTTGTCCAATAAACATCAGGTATAAACGACAATCCATCTCCCACACCACTGTCTCCCAATGATCTGGTCATACTCAATACACCATTGAGGCGAGATCCTGCTATATTGCCTCCTTCAGATTTTACGCGGCATAGTTCACGGCTATCAGTATGGTCATGATCTGTTGTACAAAAAAAGTTTGTGGATATTTGATCGATACAATTTTGTTGGGATTTATGATGTCTGAGTAACTTGTAAACAAATGATGCATTGTTCATTTCAAAACAAGTTCTCGAATCACCAATATTAAAAATATACAATTTTTGGGTATTTTCATCAAGAATGATACCGGTAAGAGTACTTCCACTATCAAATTCTCGGACACTATGTGCCCATTCGATAACAATATCTTGAATTTGTTCAGCGACAAAAATGGATGAACTGTTTTTGTCGATTATATTTATTAGCTTTGACAAAATAAAGGTAGGAAGATTCTCAGAGGTAATTTTTGCTATTTCGTTACCAGCATGACCATCACATACCATAATAACCGTTAAATTTTTCAAACTTTTTACCGATGTGTAATCTTCCATATAATTTCTTTGACCCTTTGTACTATATATGTCAATGTTGTATTTGTTATTTGTCATTATTATATATTGTGATGTTTATTCATTTATAGGGTAATTTATACAATCGGGAGTCGTGTTATCTTTTACATAAAATTCAGGTTTCGCTGTTTCATGTATTTTGCAGTTTTTAATTCTGCGAGTGTTCCCGATGGAAGCATCGCAACGTCCATATATTTTATATTTACGTCATCAATATATGGATCCATTGAATATATACCTAATGATTCTAACAAATCTCCAAAATATTGATGTTGGTCATTCGAATATGAATATTTTTCGTGTTTGTAAATAAAATAAATATGATTGATGGTATCAAGCGCCGACATATTATTTTGTAAAATTATGCTTAATATTAATGAAAGACTTGGATCCCACTAAAAAATCAGAATTGAAAGGATCAAGTGGGTCGATTCCTGTTCACGCCGATGCATTATCACGCCGTAACCGTCGTCGTAGTCTCAAACCACCAAAGCCAGCCTCTAAATTGTCAAAAGCACCTTCCAGTATGATCGAAACCAGTAATCGAACCGGTCATTCATATAGATTTGTCAAAAAATTAGGATCGGGGGCAATGGGAACCGTATGGGAAGCAATTCGGAATGCGGATCCCGAAAAAGGAATTCCTGAAAAACGTGTTGCTATAAAAATCCTTATACCAAGCGCAAATAATCGCGAAACCGAATTGGAATTAAATGCATTGTATCAAATTTCACAGATTGGCGGATCTGATGATGTTTGTAACAAATATGCGGTATGTTTATATGATTTTTACCCCGAAAAACGGCCCACGCGTATTGTTATGAATTATATAAGTGGAAAGCCACTCGGACATTATTTGAATTTGATTCCTCTGAAAGAACGCAAACATATGGATGCATGGACTAGGAATTTGATTACGGGTCTTAATTTTGTACATAATCATGGAATTACACATCAGGATATCAAAGAAGCCAATATTATGTATGATGAAGACAACCAGCGGGCTATATTTGTAGATTGGGGATTGAGTTGTTTGCGTCCGTATTGTTTGGGTGGACGGGACGATACAATGTGTGATGTACCATGTGATACTTCCGGAACTGCATATACGACACCCCCTGAAACTAAAAAATGGGGTGGCGACAATGAAAAAACATTTAATATGTCAAAAGCCCATGATATTTGGTCGTTGGGGGTCGTATTGTATGATTGGTATGCTCTCGACAATTATAAAGGCGTACTAGAGTATTCAAAAGGCGAACGAGGATATCTTGGTGGTCAATTGAGTGAAAATTCGTTTTATGCAATGTCCCAATCACAAATAAATGACAAACTATCGAAAATTTCGTCGGAATTTGGACGGAAAATCGTTGGATTGATGTTAACAAGAGATTGGCGACAAAGATTATCAAATTGGGGTAAAATTATAGAAATTGTTGATAAATTAAACGTCGTTATGAATGCTAATATGGACTTTCCTCCAGAAATATGATCGTTTGAATTTAAGAAAAACAGAAGAAATTAGAGATTTCGATGGATTGCAAATGTTGAAGAATTAAAGAAAACGGATCCAAACATGGCTAGTCCCAAATTAAATATAGGCCAACTCAGTTAATTACGTATATACTTTGTATACATTTGTATCTTAAATAAGATGCAACTATGGTGATTTCGTGTTCATAATTAACTGAGTTGGACTTTATATTATATTTTTTTTAGTTATTGTAGGCATTAATTCAGCTATCCAAAAGTGATATTTGGATGCCCAGTCATTGTATTTTTACTTTTCACCCTATTCCATCGAAAAACACACACTAAATGACTCGTGCATCCAAGAAATTACGCCAAGGTCGTCGTAACAGCGAAGAACTACTGATTGCTGAGGCTCAGGCTCGCGGAGATCACGTTTATGTAAACGAAACCGACGAAGGAGACAAATATACCATTGTTGAAAATACAGAAAATGAAAAAGTAAAAATCGAACCAGATATTGATGAAATTCATTCGGAAATTTTTACAGAATTGTGCAAATATTTTGGCGGACTGATCGGAGTTCCGTTTCTGGATGCGAATACGCTTGCTAATTGTCGATCAACGTTTGGCGTCCTGAAACTCGAAGATTGTTATGAATATACTCGGACTCTCAGGACCCCGGGAACTTTTACAAAAATGCATTATTATTGTTTTTTTGATGCGCTTGTAAAATGGGAATCAGTGTGGCGGGATTATCTCAAATATGGATATTCTTTGACATTGAATCATCCGGATCTCGAAGAAAATCCGTTTTCGAGCTATAATGATTTTTGTGCATGGGTTCTATGGAATTCGAGCGGAATTTTAGCAGATAACTAATAGTACCATACCTGATTTCATAAAATTGATTATAAAATACATAATCAATTTAAACTGTTTATTTAAATTGATGATTTGAAATATTGTAGTCCTGAATTGAATCACTGTAAGTGCTTCCGCCGATTATGTTGTTTTAATTCAATGAACGGGGGAATGTTATTATCACAAGCATCGGCCCAAACCAAACCACAAGATACATTTTGGTTAAATAAGCCTGCTGATTTATTTAATAGTTGTGATATTATTCCTAATAAAAAAATGACAACAGCGGAGCGACTTAATACACTCACTCGGTTGTTGTTATTGATTGTTATTGTTATGTATGCATCCGGTTCTAAACATTATTTGACGATTTTATCCCTTGGCGTTATTACAATTATATTACTCCATGGATATGAATCAAAACGCGAAGGATTCAAACCTCGTCGCGGTCGCCATGATCCTTGTCATACTTGCGGATTTGACAGTTCGATGGCGTACATCAACACAAAGTACGAAGAAACCCCCTCTAACCAATTTTCACACGTAAATTATGGTCCTCGTAGTTATACAAACGCCAAATATACTGTAAAACCCATGTATGTACCAGCCCCATACCGTGAGGTTTGGCGGAATGATGTGGTTTTTGACGGCGAATTTAATCCATACCAACCCACCTACCAATTAATACCACAGAATTGCGGCGGAAACTCCCCGAATTTTTCACAACCACAAACAAAAACTTATTATGAAGATCGTGATTATGTAGATAATCTACCGGCAGTTGCACCCGTGCGTAAAGAATCGGCAATGCCTGCTGTACAACCTGCTTTTATGCGCGATTCTATGGAATTCCGCAATAATATAATGGGTGAATATGTTGACAAATTTGCTCGGGAGCGTCAGCATAATTGCGTGGGATTCAAACCGGGACGCAAAACATTTTAAATACTGCGACTGGTACATATTTTTGTGCATTCATATTAACGTTATTAAACGACATAGTTTGTATATATTTGTATGTTAAATAACATACAAATATAGTAATTTCACGGCTATAATTATCTGAGTTGGACTTTATAATTTCCGAAGTTTAATTAAAAATACTTTTATTATTATTATATATTTTAACAGCAAAATTTGGATTGTTTTCTGAGATCATTTTATTTCTTACAGAGTCATTTTTTAATAATATCATTATCATATCTTTCTTTAATTTGGTTTTTCCTTTGAATTTTGATATATTTTTTATTAATAAATTGTTATTTTTACTAGGATCTGTTATATCTGGATGATTTATATAGTTTCTTAATTTATCTAATATGGGATCGAATAGATACATATCATCGTAAAGTATTCCACCTTTTTCTATCCAATTATTTAACTCAATTAAATCGGATGGTAATTGTGGTACATCAATATTATGTGAAATATATATTTGTTTTTGTGCATCTGATAATTCATCATAAAAATAACGGATTTTATCAGTAGCCCATAATTTTATTTGTGGGTCACTTAACATTAAATTCAATTGTTCAGGAGTACTATTAATCGGAATTCCAGTCCAAGTTACCATATCAATAATATGGTTTCGTAAAGATGGAACAGATAACATATATACTATTATATCAGGACACTTTCGGCAATATAATTCATAATCAGCAATATCATGATCTGCTCCCAATTCTAATAACAATTTAAACATATCAATATCACATGTCATCATTGGTATTTCGATATTACGTATAAATGCTCTTTCTCCAAACATATTATCATACATATCATACATATATTGAAAATCCTTACTATATATATCATCAATACCAAATCTATCATCTGTTAATAAATGTTTGACAATTTTTGTATTTCCACTATATATTGCATTATATAGTGCAAGGCTAAAACCGTTTATATCGTTGAATTGTCTGGGATCCATTTGTTCATCGACATCTTCTTGTTCATCGACATCTTCAAGTTCATCGAAATCTTGAATTATATCTTCTACAGTTGTTAAATCCTGTGGACCTTTTTTAAAATTAGGATCTTTTAGCAAAATATCTACTAATTTAATTAACATATCATGATCTTTATGGTACATTGTATCCGATAATATTAATTCAAGTACAAAATTGGGATTTACTACATCTGATTTATATAATAAATATGCATCATGTAAGGATTTTACAATATTAGAATCAATTATGTCATTAGGGTTTGATATTAATTTATATTCTTCAATAATTGCTCTGTCTACCCATGGTGCAACTTCTTTAGCGAAAAATTTCGATGTACTTGCAATCGATTTCAATGAATTCGCATCAAGAGTATTATATATCGAATATCTTAATTCGATGGGTAATCTCTGAAGTTTACTAATAGTAGTATCTGCAGCATGCAATTTAGGTTTTTCTACACATTTTTCTGTTTTTGCATCAAACCCTGCAGTATTATCGGAATTGATGCATGCAATACACTTGTCTACCTTTGTAGACTTCTTTCTACAACGACCCGACGCCGGATTACATTCCTTACCCAGATCTTCACATATTTTAATTTTATCGGCACTGCATTTTGATTTGGATTTTCCTGACATAGACGCTATTGATATATTATTTAGCGGTTGTATTTTAACATTATCAATGTAATATTTCTGAATAATTATTGAGACAATTTCCTCGATAGTTCCTACTTTGTAAAATTCTAGTAATATATTTATATCATCAGCTTTAAATTCACCTAAATCATGTAATACACTTTCAAAAATAAATGAATTGTACATTATTTTAATAAAAATAAAATAAAAAATAAATATTCTTAAAATTGAACACCTCATTAATGAGTACGTCAAATCAAATGCAATCAAACAATATAACGGACATTTTATACGAAATCCGAAATTACATTATTTATAAAACTGATGATCTGCAATTACAAGATGATTTATTTTATATATTCAAGGCGTTTTTGAAAATGTCATCGGAAAATGACGATATAAAACTTATAAAATTGTTTATTAAGACGAACAATCATATAACGAGTGGATCTTATAGTTTAAATGGTGTAAAATTGTTATATTGGGAGAAGTTTTTAAAATATGCGAGGGGAAGATTATTTAAACACGGGGGGTAAAATCAACATTTATAACACAAATCCTACTAAAATAATTAAAGTTCAACTCAAGTAATTATTAACGTGAAATTACTTGAGTTGAACTTTAATTATTTTAACAAAACACTTTACTATTTAATTTCATTCATAACAATTTTCCTGTAATTGTCAAATCTATTACAAAATTCGTCCTTGTGATGTCCCATTGAATATTTTTCAAGGATTTTAATCACAAATTTCTTCTTAGAATCAAAATTAAACATCAAATCATCAATAATTTTTTCAATTACATCTGTTTTCATATTTTTCTTGTGCCATTCTCCTCGTTTGTTAAAAATCATTTCTCGTTTTCCATAAATATCGTTCTCGTCAATACTAATAAGTGTATCATCAGACGTTAGTAATATATTTCTCATAATATTATCACTGCTCCTAAATAAACCATCAAATAGTCTAATTTTCATGTATTCATATGCGATTGATTCGTTTTTTAATATATTCTTATTTTTTCCAAGATCTCCAATATTTTCATAATAATTCATCATTGCATATACGGGTTTCGTATCAACTTTTTTAAGTTCCCAATTACCAACGAAACTTCTTTTGGACTTGTCAATTTTAACAAGTGATACATCGGAATTAATTAATTCCATCCCTAGATCTTTTAGCCCAAATAATGATTTGCATTTGTCAACAACAATATAATCTGCCCCATAATTCATACTTTTTCCTAATTCTTTTAATACTTTTGGTGTGTTATTATATGTTACGCGAATACAACAGACTTTTCCACCACATACACCATCTTCTAGAACTGTTATATCACTAAATTCATCCCAGCTAATAAATTCATAATTCGGAACCATAACATTCGTTTTCTTATCAATTTTCTTTTTCTTATAAACACGGCGAGGTTTAGGAGATTCTGCTTGTTTTTTCTTACATTCAATATAAAACTGTCTATATTCTTCATAATTTTCTATAAAATCCATATTTTCATCAACAACCATAGCTCCATTCATTGCAAAATCCACTAGATCAAATTTCTTATTAACATGATAATCATTCACTACATAATCATCAATTTCTAATTTTTCCATTTCATTATAATATTTAATAGAACTGTCAGCAGATTCAACATCGGGAATATTCCATTCGAGATATTAGCGTTTCCATACCAACAACCCGGCCCATACCCCAAAAGCTACACGCTCCTTCATCGTTTTCACGTAAAATCTACTACGAGCGAAATCTATAATTGTGATCATTTTTTCATTATCAATAGAAAAATCCCTCAGAATTTCCCACCACATATATACTGGATCCTTTCGCCTATAACGAATTCCCGCTGTCTCATCCAAATTATACATCAAATTGTATACTCCAAACATCCTTTCATCCCCTTCTTTAATATATTTAATTAGATTTTCTCCCAACATCAACAATTTTTGCGAATCATTAGGTTTCTTATATTTTAACACATACGAAATCTTGATATCTGTATCCACAGCTGGATCTCCTTTGTTTCTCCACCAATTTCCTAAATAACTAACAAATCGGTTTCTCTTTGCACATTTAATAAGTTCACAAAAATCCAACAGCAAATCATAATTGTACCTATTAACATCATAATTATTAAGTATTTTAATACATTCAACGGTGATGCCAGCTGATACTACACTCATATCCTCCATAAGTAATATTTTTAGGCGATTGATAAGATTTGTAATGATTCCTTTCACTGCTTTTTCATCCAAATTGTTAAAATAAGCCATTTCCATGATACTCCATTTTAATTTTTCAAACTCCCCTCGCCTAAAATACTTACAAATAGCACTTTTAAGAACATTTGTCTTATATCCATGATTACTACTGTTATTAAGGACAGTTTTGGCAAACATAAAGTCAACAGTTGGTAATAGGTGTGTGGGATTGTAATTTTTTCACTTTTATAACATCAATTAATTACATTTGTCAACACGGTTCGTGATAACTGTAATTAATTGAGTTGGACTATTACGCAACATGGATGGTCATTATAAAATGTATATTTATGTATTGTCAATAAAATACCTTTCTTTCAAATTTGTCAATGTATTCGTAACAACCATTGATCATTTTGTTCGTTGAATTCCTTTTTTGGATTAATCGGGCATTTAATGTGGCCAATGATTCTTTACACTTTGTGATTGCTCGTTCTGTCTTGAAACGCATTTCAATAGGATCAGATTCTTTGAGCCGCCCATTTATATCCCTTAATTTTTGCAATTTGTCACTATATTCGGTAATCTCTGCATCCAAATTGTAAATGTCAACATACGATTCCGATATTTCCCTATACAACCGAGAATACATGTCATCAAATTTGCGCTTTATGCCTTTTAGGCGAGAATCGTTTATATTCTGGATTCCTTTGTTTATATTATTGTAAATATTTGAAATTATATTTTCAATATTGGTGATTTTAGTGGATCCAACTGTTTCTGCTGTAATATCGATGAAATTCTGATATGTAAACATTGGATATACACTATCGATTGGGAAATCACCTATTTCAATATCCGACATTGATTCGTCGGCAGTGTCATCAATTTCTAATTGTTCTAATTCGTCTGTGACGGTCGCCGCCATCGATTGTGTACTCGATTCATCGATTTCGTACACTGCACATTCATCATTTAATTTTATACACAAATTGCGATCAGATGTACAAACCAATGGCGTCTCAACATTCAAATCCAGTAAATGCATACGTTGACAATATGATTTGTAGTCATTTTCAATTAAATTTATATTTTCCTGGTTTACATAATTATTTTTCAGTTGATTTCTGGATATTATAAAGAAATCGAGCTGTTTTCTAGGGGTGGCAGCATGTATAAACTTTGTATCGTCGGATTGCGGGGAAATATAAATAGCCTTTATAATGAAATTTGCACCCGTTAAATCCGCAACAAAGTCATTTATATATTCTACTTGAACTTGCTGTAAAGATTGAGTATCCATTTATATGTATGGATGCATTTATAGTTGTGATTTTTATAATTAAGGAACCCAATAATAATTAATGAAATGTAATGGTATAACTAAAAATGGTAAAAGGTGTAAAAAAGTTACAAATGTAGATTTTTGTCATCATCATAAAAATTGCAAATACATTGAAAAACCGAAAAATTGTCCGATTTGTTTGTGCAGTTTACATCAAACCACTAAACCTCTATCATGCGGACATTGGTTTCATCGTAGCTGTGTACAAAAACTAAAAAAACCAAATTGTCCATTGTGTGATGCTAAAATAGAAGAATTAGATGATCCGTGTAATGGGATTTGTACGCATGATGGGGTTGTGAATGCTAGACTTGCTCATATTGTTTCTGTAATGTTTCAAAATTCCGTTTTACCAGAATATGATATATATGATATATCCGAGGTTGTTGGGGATTTTTTTGGAATAAATGGCGGAGAAATGTATGAATCAATTATATCATACACTTTAGACGATATATTGATGGAAAATGGATTGGGTGTTATCGGCAATAATATCGATGATCATCATCAAATACACACAAGACCCCCGGATTTAATAGAACGTATGGATCAATAAAGTGAATTATTATTTATGTATATATAAAATATACATATGGGCATCAATACGAGTACACTTGTTTCTAGTATCGATGATATTCGCAATAATAAGAACTGTATAATGAATCAGGTTGAAGATAACACTTATGGATTGGAGTTTATCATGATAATGTAGAAAAAACGAATGAAGAAATAAAAAGATTAATTTTACATTCTGATATTTGGAATAAAAATAGATTCTGTGACAGACCAGCCTATTATTTAGATAATCTAAATAACAAATATGAAAAGTTTATAAATGATGCAATGTATTATTTGAGAAATAATTATAAAAAGGATAATGATGAATGTTTCAAAAAATGTATAACAAAACTACGAGAATTGAAGATGTAATAATTCATATACAAGACCTCCATATTTAATAGAACATATGGATCAATAAAGTGAAATATGCACAATATAGCACTCAGTTTGTAGTTTTCTGCAAGATGACAAAGTGCAAGGGTCAACATTGTAATCGGGAGCTTGGTGACAAACATAATACCAAGGATGGATATTGTAGTAGTTTGTGTGAATATTGGCACCAATATAGGTTTACTAATTTACCATGCTTGTTGGATGGTTGTGATCGAATTGGCGATAAGATGACAGATGATTATTGTAGCTGGGGGTGTCGTGTGCGCGATTACGAAAACAAACTTAAGGAAGAAATGGATGAATATTACAAATCATTATGCGTGAAAAACGAAAACTAATGAATGATGATCATTTAATATAATCACAAAATTGATTATATTAAACTGTGCTCATTGATACGCTGCTTCGCTCAAACAATGATATGATGTATTAATAATGAGCGCCGACACACATAACAAAAATTCTACAACAAATTCCCCGATTAATATAAAGGCCGAAATCATGAAATTTTTGTCACAAAATAAAGGATTAGTAGCCGGATATCTTATTTTATCGCTCACAACGCCGATTGCTAATATTTATTTACCCCATAAATACGGTAAAATCATTACATTGTTAAGTACAAATCCTAGTATATCCGATGAATTGAAAAAACGAATCAAATACGTAATAATTATATGGATTTTGGTACAATCGTTATGGTTGGGTATGAATGCCCTTGATTCTGTGTTTGTACCACGCCTCCGATCTTTTGTTCGTACCATGATTGTTGATCGTGTAATCGACACATATCGCGAAAATTACAGTGAAAATGAGCTAGGGGCAATTATGGCAGAAATTGTGAGGTTGCCCGATGAAATAGATCATCTTTTCTCGGAAATCCGCAATAATGTGTTGCCCATCGTTTACATATTAGTGTTTTCAATTGGTTATTTTGCGTGGATAAATCCGGTTCTTGGTATTATTAGCGCCGCAACTATTTCTTTGTACATTGGTACCGCTGTTAAATTCGCAAGCTACTGTAAACCTGTTTGGACAAAAATGAACAGTTGTCATTCGGAGCTTCATGATGGTATAAATGAATGTTTGGGAAATTTATTGAACATTTATGTTGGAGGTGGAGAAGCTCGAGAAAAAGATGAACTTGTAAAAAAAGAACGTGAATTTGCAGAAAGTCACAAAGCATCCATTAGATGCAAGGGTCGTTTCAGAGCTATGCTGAATATTTGTTACATTGCTTTATTCGCAGGTATTAATTTGACGTCAATTTGGTTGTATACACGCAAACGGATATCCAACAGTGACATGATTAGTGTACTCATTGTAACTCTCGAAATGATATCCAAAATGTCGAATTTTGTGGCATCCATTGACAAAATCATGCATGATGTGACAATTATTGATCATGTCCAGGATATATTAAACAAAATGGCTGTAGGTGGAAATCGTCGGGATGACGACACAACAACCCAAAATAAAAGACCTTTACACCAATCCGTCGGGTCTGATGGATCTACAGGTATCATTTTAAACAATGTGCGGTATACAACACCTAATGGATATAATATTCTCAAAAATATAAATTTAAGATTTGGAAATAATGAAAAAGTGGCTCTTGTAGGTGAAATTGGAAGTGGGAAATCGACAATTTTAAACTGTATCATGCGCTTGTTACAGTACGAAGGACAAATAATAATAGATGGAGTCGATATTTCTACATTACCTGTCGACGAATTACGAAGTCGTATTATTTTCGTACCCCAAAATCCTAAATTGTTCAATAGATCGATTTATGACAATATCGCGTACAATAATGGTGCTACACGATCCGATGTTGAAGCAGCAATGAAATATTACAATATTAGTGGATTCGATTTAGATAAAAAAGCGGGGAAATTTGGACAACATTTGTCGGGAGGACAACGACAAATTGTTTATTTGTTACGGTGCTTGTTTGGTAGTGGAAAATCTATTATTTTATTAGACGAACCAACGGCATCCCTCGATTATTCCACAAAAATGCAGATTTTTGGGATATTGCAAGATTTATTGCGTGGAAAAACGGTAATTATGGTATCGCACGACAATGAAATATTGCAATTTGTGGACAGAGTAGTAAATGTTGCGGAAATCAATCATGCTAGGGGGAGAAACGTAATGTTCAAATAATTCAAATAATGATCAATTGCAACGATCGCTTCTATATTTATTATTTGACACATTTGACACATTATCATTCCATTTCCATGCATCGTATGGTACTAAATAATCTCTGTCATATCCTTTCGTTTTAACTACAACATTATTTATGAATAATTTTAACGGAATATTAGAAAGTAATGATTTTGAATCTATTATTCCTAGAAATGTAGACAATAGTTGTGAAGCATATGGTTTTTCATTCAAAATGCTTTTCAGGATCGTTTCCCTTGAAAAATTCTTAATTATATATCCCAAAAAATTAGGATTCTTTTTTAATACCGATAAAACTGAAGTTTTATACAAAAATTTAGTCTTGTAATTAAACTTATCCATATCTTTACATTCACAATAATCACTATCGCATATAAAGCAGTAATAATGCTTTGTTATCACATAAAAACTACATTCTAAATTTTTATCAAATTTTACACATGTTATTTCATCATAATTGTGATTTAAATTCGGAGGATCCCATCCATATTCATAAACTCTATACTCTTTTGTATTTACAATTAAATAATCATCGTCTTCGGGTATGTCTTCACAATCGTACGTATCATACATTTTGTAGTCAGAATAATAATCTTTTAGATCCTTTCTTAATTTTTTGTTTCTTAGTTTTTTAGTATTTTCATTAATAAAATTCGATGCATTTATTATATTAATAAGATAGTCTTGAGTAGCGGGAAATCCCCGAGTTGTCATTATCGTTACAATAATTCTTATCGGTATATCAATTAATGCTGTATTAATTGATAAAAATACAATTAGTATATTTTGAGTTGTTTACATTGACCAAATAATGCCATCAATTGTATGATTTTGAATTGTGACGATAAAAAACCACTTCAATATAATGGTTGATGATACAACCGATAAAATTGAACAATCTGCCCCAATATCAATGTCACAACATCGAATGTCTTATTCTATTTATGTAGACGCATCGCCTCCTAATACATATTTCGACATTCATAATTATAGTAGCAGCATCGGTAAAATAAAACAGCGCTCTCGGCTTCTTTGGGTCGACGATTCCAATATTACAAATTGTTATAATTGTGCAACCCCTTTTAATTTTTATACCAGATCCCATCATTGTCGAAAATGTGGAAATGTATTTTGCGGAAATTGTTGCGACAATTGGTCAATCATCCCTTCAACCCTCAAGCTCCCAATCCCTCCATCTAGAAAACAATCATCCGCTCCACATTCAAAGAAGCAACGATTATGCAATGAATGTGACAATGATATACAGCATATTAAGCAAATCAGTTATTTGATTAGTGTGTTTGATTTATTACCCCTTGATATCAACGATTTGTATATTATGCGACTTGTAAACCGTAAATGGAACTATTTAGCCAATTATTACTTGTCGCAATTTCGAGAATTACAATACAAATTACCGTGTACACAATTCAGTAAGATAGAATTGCATTTATTGAGGCAAAATTATAAATATTTCGGGAATCATTCATTGTATAAATTGGCATCGATTGCTGGCGGTGTTGCCGATACCAATATTCCACATTCCACCATTTCATGTCAAAAATTAATGTGTAGTCGGCTATGTAGTCCAGAAATTTCTAGCATGAACCTTGTTGGTTTATTAGATTCTAGGGTATCGGATCAATATCTAGAAACTCTTTACAATAATTTATCGGATTCACAAATAAATTCTATACTTCCGCATTTATGTCATTATTCACAAACTATGCGTCCATTTTTGGGTGAAAAATTGATCGAAATTGCAAATAAAAATACGCTCAAGGGACTTGAAATATTTTGGTGGTTGGACAGTAAAATATCTGGTGACGGTACCCCCGATTCATGCATATTCGAGAAATTCATGAAGGGTATATCACAACGCACTAAAACAGCAATTAATGACTGTATCAAATTCAAAAAATTATTTAATTTGTTGACAGATAAAAAAATCGATCAGATTCGGGACATTTTGAGTATTTTTAATATTGATGGCCTTATTTTGCCGATTGATCCAAGTTTGATCTGTAAATCAATTATATTAGATCTTGTACAGATAAAAACGTCGAAATCTCGTCCCATTTTTATACCTGTGAGGGTTTGCGACATTGCAACCAATGCCGACGCCGGTATTCGATACATTCTTGTAAAATTTGATGATATACGTCAAGATTACATTATTATGAAAACAATATGCGTAATGAAATCGTCATTAGCTGGATCCAATGACGCAGATTTATCAGGATCAAATATCATTACATATGGAATATTGCCCATGGGCAATCAAATTGGGATTATTGAAATCATACCCGATTCGCGCACTGTTTTCGATATTCAGAAGAACTTTACACTATTAAATTACATAATGGAACACAATCCTAATGAATCTGTGGAATCTGTAAAGAATAAATTTATGATTAGTTGTGCTATTTATTGTGTAATCACTTATTTGCTGGGTGTGGGTGATCGGCATTTAGAAAACATTCTGATAACAAGCAAGGGAGATCTTTTTCACATTGATTATGAATATATATTCGGATTTGATCCGAAACCCATGAATACACCAATTATGCGCATCACATCAGGAATGATCGATGTAATTGGTGGAACTGATAGTGTATACTATGGACGTTTTATCGAAATCATCAAAAAATGCCATTTTCACTTGCATCAACATTTTGCAATTTTCTTGACACAATTGAAATTGTTAGTAGACACAAATCCTCCTATTAATAACATTGACTACAATACCATGATGATCGAACTTATAAAACGGTTTAAATACAGTGAAAATTACGAGCTCATGGATTTACAAATGGATGTAAATATTATCCATTCAAGGAATTCGTATAATACTACATTTTATGATTTTTTACATTACTATAATAAAGAAAGTTCGACTATATTAGGGAATGTGTTGGGGTCATGGTGGACATGATATCGGAATTACGATTTGATTACAAACAGTTTATTGTAATCAAATTTAAATGACGTTTTATTTGCAGCTCTTTGATACATGATAAAAAATAATGTACGGAATTGGGAAAAATATGGCACCTAATACATGTAAGGCCACATTCTTGTTTTTACGGCCGCATTTGACTGCAAGGGTTATTGCATAAACAGCAAGGGCAATTTCCAATATTAACATTACAAGTACAATTGTAGTAGTTATTTCGAGTTCTGCCTTTGTTGGCATAACAGCTTTAGATTTTGCGGCATCTTGGCGTTTTTTCTGTTCTGATACTAGGTATGTTAAAATCATTATAATTAGCAAATATTATCATTGGGGTTATGAATTCGTTCATGTAATCTATTGATGATATCAGTTGTAGAAACCGTTTTTGTATACGGAATAGCTTCAAATTTTCCTAATTTAACAGGAATACTGTACATTGTATTCATCTGATCATCCGTATGATCGTCTCCAGCTACCACGAGATCTATTTGATGTTTTTCTATGAATTCTTCTGTAATATGTATAGGAGCATTCGGAATAACCTTGTCTACATATTTGATGGCTTTCACCATTTCAATTCTTTCATCCATATTCATAATCGGTCGTCGTTTATAAGATTCAACAGTTTCATTATTATGGATTCCAACTATCAAAAAATCACCTTTTGATTTGGCATTGATAAATGCCCTAATATGACCATAATGTAGCAGATCACATACTCCATCCATATATATTCGCTTCATTACATAGCTGCTAGTATTATCTATTTTTCATTAAAATATATGTCAAATTTAATGTCAATGGGGATTGATCAACCGCCGACGCCCACCGTTCTTAATCTTAGTGATATTATAAAAAATCAACCAATTCGATCGATTGGTTGCATAGGTCACGTAAGTCACGGTAAATCCACCGTTGTAAAACATATAACCGGTATAAAAACCCAAAAACACGCAAAGGAACGAGAACGAAACATTACAATAAATTTGGGGTACGCAAATGTAAAATATTTCAAATGTTTGGAAACAAATGAAATATTCTCGGCGCCCAGTAATATTATTTCAATGAGCCATCCTGAAACTGGAAATCCACTACAATTGGTAGCTCATATCAGTTGTGTAGATGCTCCGGGTCATTCTTCGTACATGGCAACAATGTTGAGCGGAACTGCTGCTATGGATCAAGCACTTCTTGTCATTGCAGCTAATGACAAAGTTTGCCCCCAAATACAAACATACGAACATTTAATTGCAGTATCACAAGTTCCCGTATCAGAGATCGCAATTTTACAAAATAAATTGGATCTAGTGACTGCCGATCAATGTTCTGATAATTTAAATGCAATTACCGAATTTGTAAACGGATCGATTGCTGAAGACGCTCCCATTATTCCAATATCTGCACAATTGGGTATAAATATGAATGCTGTCAGCAAATATATAGTAGAAAGCGGGAATCGAATTGATCAGGATCTTAATGAACTCATCAATGAACCTGCTCGCCTCACAATTATTAGGAGTTTCGATGTAAATAAAACTGGAATTCCTGTAAACAAATTAAAAGGCGGGGTTATTGGTGGAACTTTAGAGTCTGGATATTTGCGTGTTGGTGATTACATTGAAATTCGCCCCGGATTTGTAAAAAAGAATGCAGAATCCGGGGAAATTGAATACACACCCATTATTTCTAAAATTGAGAGCTTGTTTTCCGAGAAAAATGCTCTGGAGATTGCTGTACCGGGTGGCCTCATTGCCATTGGATTGTCAATTGATCCAACATTCTCAAAAGCAAATACATTGGTTGGTAATATTGCGGGGCTTGTTGGAACTGTACCCGATGCTATTGTCGATTTTACAATCACATTTAACAAAATAAAAAGAATGGGTGACGAAAAAATATCAAAATTGTCGCGAGGTGAATCTATTATCGTTTGTTCAAATGCATCAACCGTTACAGCAAAAGTGTGTAAGAAATCATCTAGTTCTGAAGAAGCCGAAGGCAGTCGCAGTTCTAAATCTCTTAAATTACAAGCAACGAGACCAATATGTGTCGAAGTCGGCTCTAAAGTAGCGATTATGAAAATGCACAACGGTAAGAATCTATTATACGGATGGGGGATCGTACAAACTGTGGGAAAATCATTAAAATCGAATTTGACAGACAATTATGATGATTATATGTGCTGGGATCGAGAACCCATATCAATAATAAATGATATGGGGGGTGCTGATAGCGATTGTGATGATATAAATTATGACGAATTGTTACAAAATATAACTTTCAAAGAAAACTCAAAAGCACGCGTTTCTCTAAAATTACCGATTGTGGAAACAAAAGGCAAGATTACATTATTTGTAAACTACAAGGAATTTTGTAAAAGTATATCATATGAAGGAAATGACGGTGACGACGCAGATTATGGAACTAAATTATCACATGAAGACCTGCTTACAACATTTATAATGGACGAACTATCAACTACCTGTAATGTTTTGGACGATGGAAGTGCAAAGATAAAAGGACGATTTAAACAA